AGTAAGTGCTTCACTAAGATGCCTCTAGTCAATTAGACTGGAGGTATCTTTTATAGAGGTGAAGCTATGTCTACCGTCTTCCGTGCCAACCGAAAAGCAAACGATGACGACATTATCCGAGCCAACAGTGTCGGATTGTCTCTCTCCACGATTGCTGGTTTGCTGAATTGCCACCCCACCACGATCACCCTTCGCTTGAAGAGTCTTGGCGTGGCCCCAGCAGATACTCGCCGCACGTTCATGGAGGACATCTTCTTCACCTTGGACACTGCCGAACAGGACTGGCTGGCCGATCAAATGGCCAATGGTAAGGTCATCAAGGACTACGTTCGTGACCTGATCCAAGCTGAGTACGCCCGGCAACAAAAACCCTCTACATCCTCGGAGTGACCATGAGTCTTCTCGAAAAGTGTGCTGTAAGCGATACCGCCCTGTGGTTCCAGAAAGCCGTACCGAATCCGGTGGACAAGAACCGTTCCACCCAATTGGGTGTGCATCTGGAAGAAGTGGCTGAAATGCTGAAGGCTCTAGTGGCCACCAACCACACCACCCAGATCCTGCTGGACAATGCAGTGGACAGCCTGGAAGCCTTGGCTGATACCATCAAAACCTTGGACAACCAAGTCGAAATCCAAGATCCGCTGGAGTTTCTCGACGGTCTGGCTGACCAAATCGTCACTGCTGTGGGCACTGCTCACATGAACGGCATGGACATCGTTGGCGCTCTGCACGAAGTCAACGGCTCCAACTTCAGCAAGTTCGATGAAGAAGGCAACCCCATCTTCAACGAGAACAAGAAAATCATGAAAGGGCCGAATTACTACAAGCCCGATCTGGTCAAATTCCTACCTAAGCCTGTTCAGGGCTAAACAAGAAAACCCCCGTAACTGGGGGTTTTTTCTGGAGAATTGCATGAACCAAGCAGTCGAACTTCCACTGAATGCCGAGCAGCAAGCGGCTGCTGATGGCTTTTTCGCCTTCCTGTTCAACGACGAGAAGGAGATCAATCTTCGTGGCCCTGGCGGTGTAGGTAAGACCTACCTGATGGGTTACCTGATTGACCGGGTACTCCCGCAGTATTTCCAAACCTGTGCCCTCATGGGCATCGAGGCTGTTTATACCGATGTGGTAATGACGGCTACCACCAACAAGGCTGCTGAAGTGCTGGGTATCGCCACAGGACGCCCAGCTCAGACAGCTCACTCGTTCTTCAACCTGAAGGTTGTTGACGACTATGGCACAGGCAAGTCCAAGATCAGCAAGACCGGTGCTTGGGTAGTTCACGAACGCAAGATCATCTTCGTGGACGAAGCATCAATGGTGGACAGTCCTCTACGGCAGTACATCAACGAAGGCACTCTTCGCTGCAAGATCGTCTACGTTGGCGATCATTGCCAGATGGCTCCAGTGCATGAGTCCCTTTCTCCCGTATACCGGGACAACCTGGGCAACCTGGATCTGACGATCCCCATGCGTACCAACGTGCCAGAGCTGCATGCCATTAACCAGCAGCTACGTGACACAGTTGAAACTGGTGTGTTTAAGCCGATCCGTGCAGTTCCTGGCATCATCGACGTGCTGAACAGCAACGATATGGAAAGCCTGCTGATCGACACCTTCAAGACCCAGAATGCTGCTTCTCGTATCCTGGCGTACCGGAACAACCGTGTGAACGATTACAACGCCTTCATTCGTGAAGTGCGTGGTCTGCCTGCCATGTACGGTCTGCATGAGTTGCTGATCAACAACTCGGCCATCCGAGTTGGTAAAGGCATGCTTTCGGTAGAAGAAGAGGTTGAAATCATCGAGCAAGCTGAGTTCAGTCACTTCGATGAAATTGATTCTGGTGTCAATCTGGAGGTCATTCAGACCACCCTGCGTGATAGCTACGGCAGCCACATACGTGTACCGATCCCAGTTGACCGGGATCATTTCACCAAGCTGCTGGCCTACTACAAGCGAAACAAGAACTGGCACAAGTTCTTCCACCTGAAGAACAATTACCCGGATCTGCGTCCCCGTGATGCAGCCACTGTGTACAAGGCACAGGGCAGCACCTACGACAGCGTGTTTATCGACCTGGGTGACCTATCAACCTGCCCTAATCCCAACCAAGCGGCCCGCATGTTGTATGTGGCCTTCTCTCGTGCCCGACATCGGGTATTCCTCTATGGAGAGCTGGCAGAGCGTTTTGGTGGCCTGATCTTCTAGGAGGTAACGTGATCCAAAATTTGGACAAGATTCTCGACTTTCTCGTGGAAACCCTGACTCAAGGAGAATCACGCAGGTTGGCTGCTGAGCTGCTTGATCTGGACAGACAGAACCGTGAGATCACCCGTTCCGGTCACGAAGGCTTCATGTTTATGGGGGATGAGTTTGTCCCCCTGAATGCACGAACATTGCGCAGCAAAGGTGTACCGGCTGTTATGTTGGACAGTTCACTGCATGCTCGCATGTCGGGATTCATTGCTGACCGCACCACTTTGAAAAATGACCGGCATCAAATCAAGCAGGTACTTTTCAAACTCTCATGGCAAGCCACCACCGCTCAGGAAGTGCGTGATGCTTTACCTGAATGTGTGGTGAGACTCAGCCCTGAAACCTTTCTCAACCTGCCTCGGTGCATGAACGAAGGGTTTCTAACAAGAACGGATGAGCGGGCCACTGCTCAGTACCTGAAAGTTAAACCCAAGATCGAATACTACGCAGCAACAAGACTGCTGTTTTGAACCAAGGAGAGCATATGAATTACGCTTACTTCTCAGAGGTCGAGGAGGCGAAGTACCCCATTTGCCTATTGGTTCCAGTCATCCGAAAGGATGAGATACAGAAAGCCTACCTGACCAACTACGATCAGATCACTGATGACCTGATCGTGTTAAACCTGCACTACTCACAGGGGAAAAAGAAGACCCCTGTAGGAGAAATAAAGGCGTACATCAACGAGGTACTGGCTCCACTGTTTGCACAGATGGAAACTCAGTACATCCTGTGCGCTGATTCCGATTACTTCAAAGTGCTGACGGGTGCTGCCAAGGTTGACGCCAACCTGGGCTACGTGATGGACAGCAAGTTTGGCAATCAAAAAGTAATCTACGTGCCGAACTACCGGCAGATCTTCTACGATCCAGCCAAAGTAACAAGCCGCATCCGTCAAGGTATGGAGGCACTTATCAGTCACATCACCGGTGACTACAGCACACCAGGCAGTAGCATCGTTCACTTTGCCGAGTACCCCAGCACAACTGCTGACATCAAAGCATGGTTGGACAAGTTGCTGGCAATGAATTGCCCCCTGGCCATCGACATTGAAGGCTTCGACCTGAAGCATCATAAGGCAGGTATTGGCACCATCTCTTTCGCTTGGAACAAGCATGAAGGCATTGCCTTCGCTGTGGATTACATCAGTGAAGAGTGGGTTGGCAATGTGGTCAACGCCAAGACAGGCAAGCTGCAGGAAGTGAATTTCCACGGCAAGCAGGGTTTCAACAAGGAAGTAAGGGCACTGCTCAAAGACTTTTTCGAGCGGTATCTCGAAACAGCGATCTACCACAACATTGCCTTCGACGTTTACGTCCTGGTCTACCAGTTGTTCATGAAGGATATTCTGGACACTGAAGGATTGTTGACCGGCATGGGGCACATGCTGCGTAACTGGGATTGCACGAAGTTGATCACCTATCTGGCGACCAACAGTTGTGCAGGAAACAAACTGAGTCTGAAAGATCAAGCTCAAGAGTTTGCTGGCAACTATGCCCAAGATGACGAAGACATCAAGGACATTCGCCGTATTCCCCTGCCTCAACTGCTGGAATACAACCTAGTGGACAGTCTTTCCACTTGGTTCACGCATGGAAAGCGTTATCCGCAGATGGTTGCTGATTCTCAGTTGGAGATTTACGAAACTCTGTTCAAGCCAGCCACGCTGGACATTGTGCAGATGCAGCTAACTGGTCTACCAATCCACATGCCAACTGTGTTGAAAGTCGAAGAAGCCCTCAAGGGCGTATACGACGATGCAGTTCATCGAATGGAAAGCACGCAATGTGTGCAACAGTTCCAGTACACCTTGAAAGAGATGTACATCGAGAAGAAGCACGCAGAGTGGAAGAATAAGAGAATCACGATTGCCGAGGTTCCGGCCAAGATCAAGTTCAACCCACGCAGCAATCCGCAACTGCAACACCTCCTATACACGCAACTCAACCTTCCTGTACTTGCTCTAACTGACACCAAGCAGCCATCGTGTGATGGTGACACCATCGAGAAACTACAGCACCACACAACGAACCCAGACATTCTGGAATTGTTGTCTGCCCTGGCTGACTTCGCTGCAGTGGATAAGATCCTTGGATCGTTCATCCCTGCATTCAAGAATGCCTGCCCTGGCCCAGATGGCTGGCACTACCTGTTCGGAAACTCCGTACTGGGTGGCACAGTCTCCGGACGCCTGAGCAGCAATTCACCGAACCTGCAGAACCTGCCTGCGAACGTCACCATGAAGGTGAGCGAAGCTCTTCTGGAGCTGTTCCCACTGCTCAAGAAGTTCATGAAGAAGGGCAAGCTCAGTCTTGGATCTCTCGTCAAATCCTGTTTCCAGGCACCCCCTGGCTGGATCTTCGCTGGACTCGATTTCGCTTCACTGGAAGACCGCATCTCCGCTTTAACCACCAAAGATCCCAACAAGCTGAAGGTGTACACCGATGGCTACGATGGCCATTGCCTTCGGGCATACGCTTACTTCGGGGAGGACATGCCAGACATCAATGGTGACTCCGTGGAGTCCATCAACTCCATCGAGATCGCCTACAAGGATTTCCGTCAGGACTCCAAGGCACCCACCTTCGCTTTGACCTACCAGGGCACCTACAAAACCTTGATGGTCAACTGTGGCTTTTCGGAAACGAAGGCCAAGTCTGTAGAGAAGAAGTACCAGGAACTCTACGCAGTCTCGATCCAATGGGTGCAGGACAAGCTCGACCAAGCAAGTAAGGATGGGTACGTCACAGTAGCTTTCGGGTTACGTGTCAGAACACCCTTACTGCACCAAGTTATCCGAGGAACCAGCCGGACACCCTACGAAGCGGAAGCTGAGGGACGAACGGCAGGCAATGCCTTGGGGCAGAGTTGGTGCCTCCTAAACACTAGGGCTAGTGTCGAGTTCATGGGCAAGGTACGAGATAGTGATTTTCGCTTGGATATACGGCCTTGTGCCCACATTCACGACGCTCAATATATGTTGATTCGGGACAGCATTTCTGCTGTGCTATATACCAACGAGCATCTGGTGAAGGCTGTTCAATGGCAGGATCACCCTGACATTCAGCATGATCAAGTGAAACTGGGGGGAGACCTTTCGATCTTCTATCCGGACTGGAGCAAGGAAATGGTGTTACCCAACGGAAGCACCGAGCAAGAAATCTGCGAGATAATTGACTCCCACATCAAATCCCTCACCGGAGGCTAGAGTGACCACGCAAATTCGTCGAGGAAACCCTTTTACACAAACACTGTCCCTGCCGGAATCGGTGGAGGATGGTGAGTTCGTTGACACATTTCTAAAGGCAGAGATTCGGAAAACAGGCAACAGCCTGCCTTCTGGTTACGTCGATGAACTCGATGTGGTCTGGCAGGACACCGAAGAAGACGAAGGTAAATTCCGTACCCTCGCTGTCTATATCAAAGATACTTCGCATTGGCCACTTGGCCTGCTGGAGTTCGATGTCAAAATCGAGAAAGCTGATGGTGAGACCTACTTCACCATCCCTGAACAGGTAGAGGTCATCGACACCGTAACACGCTGAGCAATATCAGCTTTTTCATGGGGCGATCCTCCTTGAGTGATCGCCTTCTTTTTCCCCACAACACACGAGAATGCACCGATGAATACTCAGAAACGCCATTACCACCTCGCTTGTGCTCTGCTGGTCTTCCAGACCAAAGTGGATGGTGAGCTGCAAGACCAAATCAACACCCTCACCCTGAACACTGTGCTACCCACCGATGAGAAAAACATCACCGCTGCCCATCTGGGCATGACCCAACAGAATCTGCAGATGCAACTGCATCAACGCATGGAAGGTGTCGAGGTGATCGTTCTCGATGTGGTGTTCAACAGCCTCTCCTATCTGGGCGAAATGACCCAGGAAGAGTTCTACGGCCCTGGCGTAACCAAGGAAGCCAGCAATGGCTGAAGGTAAGCTCACCGGTGGGCTGACCAACTACTACCTCGTGGATGTGAAGCATCCCCAGCGTGCCGAACAGCCGCCTTACCAGGCAGAGTGTGAGGACATCGCTGAGGCGCTGCAGCTTACTCCAAACGAGTTCTGTGAGTTCAAGGCCATTTGGCGTACTGCTGCTGCCCGTTTGGGCAATGGCAAGCCAGATCACAAGGCCAAGTACGACGCTGAAAAGCGTGTGCATTACGCCAAACGTGATCTTGCGAAATACACCCGAGAGCTACCCAAACCATAGGCGTAAGAACAGGGCAGCCCTTTTCTGGGTTGCCCTATTTTCGTACATCTGGAGACGCCATGAAAATCACCAACAACTTCAACATCTCGTTGTCACTTGCTGTATGGCTGGTGCATGACGAGTATGACTACGTGAACGAGCCGAATTACATCTCGGTCACGACTTTGATGAAGCCCTTGCGGCACATCATCCTGCCACGACGTATTCCTCGTGAGCTGGTGGAAACTGACGTTTCCGACTTCATTGCTCGTGCCTTGGGACATTCCCTGCACGACTCCATCGAGAAGTCCTGGGTCAAAGGCTACAAACGCAGTCTAGCCTTGCTGGGCTATCCGGAAAAAGTGATCGAGCGTGTGCTCATCAACCCAACCCCGGAAGAGCTAGCCAGCACCCCGAACGCCATCCCAATCTATCTGGAACAGCGAGCCAAGAAGGCCGTAGTGGTCAATGGCAAGACCTGGACGGTCGGTGGCAAGTTCGACATGGTTGCCGAGGGCATTGTTCACGACAACAAATCCACTTCGGCCTACACCTGGGTTTACGGTGGGCGTGATGAAGAACACCAGCAACAGGGTTCCCTGTACCGCTGGTTGAATCCGGACAAGATCACCGAAGACTTCATTCGCATCAACTACATCTTCACTGATTGGCAGAAGGCACAAGCCAGGCAAAACCCGAACTACCCGCAGAAACGTGTCGAGTCGAAAGACATTGTGCTGCTTTCTGAAGCTGAAATTCAGCGTTGGGTGGAATGGAAACTGCAGTTGGTGATGAAGTATTGGGATGCCCCGGAACGGGACATTCCGAACTGCACCGACGAAGAACTGTGGATGTCCGATCCTAAGTTCAAGTATTACGCAGACCCTGCAAAGACCTCCGGTCGCTCCACGAAGAACTTTGATTCTTTGCTTGAAGCGAATGCCTTCAAAGCCGAGAAGGGCAACAAAGGCGTGATTCTCACCATACCGGGGGAACCAAAGCGTTGCGACTACTGTGACGCTTTCTCCATCTGCTCACAAAAGGACAAGTACCAGAAATGATCGACTTGACTGGGATTTCGCATCACCCGGCCATCGAGGAAATTGTGGAAGTGCTCTGCAATAAAACGCAGAACACCGACCGTGGATTCTTCCGGGTGGAAATGGCCTACTTTTTGGCCAAAATGGCTAGCTCCATGCGTGCCACCATCGTCACCAAAGACCGGGGCGAAATTCCGGTCAACATCTACGCACTTGCTCTGGCCACCTCTGGCTTCGGCAAAGGTCACTCAGTCAACATCGTGGAAACTGAGTTCCTGAAGGGCTTCAAAAAGCGCTTCATGGAAGACACCTTCCCCATCATTGCTGAAAAGCATCTGTGGGAAATCGCCAATGAGCGTGCTGCTCGCAATGGCACTGACCAGCAAGAAGAGTTTGAGAAAGCCGAAGGCGAGTTCAAACGTGCTGGTGCAATTCCATTCACCTTCGACTCAGGCACCCCGCCTGCAGTCAAACAGCTTCGCCACAAGCTCATGATGGGCAACTGTGGTGCCATCAACCTGCAGATTGACGAAATCGGCAGCAACCTGATGGGTTCGGCTGACGTGTTGACTCTGTTCCTTGAGCTGTACGACCAGGGTTTGGTGAAGCAGAAGCTCACCAAAAACACTGCTGAGAACACCCGTGGTGAAGAGCTGGACGGAAAGACGCCCACCAACATGCTGCTGTTCGGTACTCCGAGCAAGCTGCTGGACGGTGGCCAGACTGAAGACCAGTTCTACGACATGCTGGACACTGGCTACGCTCGTCGTTGCCTGTTCGGTATCGGCCAGCACAGTCGTAAGGCCCACAACACCAAGACACCGGAGGAGATTTACGCCAATCTGACGCAGCCTTCCAACAGTGCTGTGATCGACAAATGGGCCACCAAGTTCCACCGTCTGGCCGATGCCAGCATGTACGGCTGGCGGATGCAGGTAGAGGATGACGTTGGCATCGCTCTGTTGACCTACAAGATCGAGTGCGAAAAAGCTGCCGACCAAATGGCAGATCACGAGGAGATCCGCAAGGCTGAAATCAGCCACCGCTACTTCCGTGCGCTCAAACTGGCTGGTGCCTTTGCCTTCGTGGATGAAAGCATCGAAGTGGAGATGGATCACCTCAAACAAGCCATCTTGCTGGTGGAAGAGTCTGGTGCAGCTTTCCAGTCGATCCTGAACCGGGAAAAGACCTATGTGAAACTGGCCAAGTACATCGCTGATGTGGGCACCGAAGTGACCCATGCTGATCTGCTGGAAGCCCTACCGTTCTACAAGTCGGGCAACGCAGCACGTAATGAGTTGATGACCCTGGCCACCGCCTGGGGCTACAAAAAGCACATCATCATCAAGAAGACCTTCACTGACGGTATTGAGTTCTTCAAGGGTGAAACCCTCAAGGAAACCAATCTGGACGAGATGGTCATCAGCTACAGCGACCACTGGGCCTACAACTACATGTGTGAGAAGGTGCCGTTTGACCAACTCCATGTGCTGACTCAAACCGACGGTATGCACTGGGCCAACCACCACTTCAAAGGTGGGCACCGTGCAGAAGAAAATGTGTTCGTCGGCTTCAACATGATCGTCATTGACGTTGACGGGGGCATTGCTCTGAATACCGTCCATGAACTCATGAAGGAATACAAGTTCATGACGTACACGACGAAACGTCACTCTGATGAAGAGAACCGTTTCCGTCTGGTCATCCCCATGAACTACTACCTGGAATTGGATTCCGGTGAGTACAAGGAGTTCATGAACATGGTGATGGCATGGCTTCCGTTCAAAACGGATGAGTCTGCCAATCAGCGAGCCAAGAAGTGGGAATGCTTTAACGGTGCATGCCACTACAACATGGAAGGTGAGTTGCTGGACGTGTTGGGCTTTATCCCGAAGACCAGCAAGAACGAGCAGTTCAAGCAGGGCTTTCAAGCCGTGGAATCGCTGGACAATCTGGAACGCTGGTTCGCTCAACGCATTGCTTCTGGCAACCGTAACAACCAGATGATCAAGTACGCACTGGCCCTGGTGGATAGCGGCATGGATCTCATGTCCGTTGGTAAACAGGTGCATGCCTTCAATCAGAAGCTGAACACGCCTCTGGATGAAGAGGAGATCGACAACACCATCTTCGTGACACTCTCCAAACGCTACTCCCGTGCATAACCAATTGCCCCTGAACACTTTTCTGGGTTCGGGGGTAATTTCACTTCCCTTGGAGGAACCATGAGCGAAACCGAAGAGCAAGAATCGCCATCCCAGTTGGAGGGTAGTCTCGATCAGCTTGTGCTGATTGTGGGCTACTCCACTCAGGGTAAGTCGGCAAGTCTGCGGAATATCCGCAATCAGGAGCGTTGGGTTTATCTCAACACTGAATCTGGTAAGCGACTACCGTTCAAGAACAAGTTCAATCGGATCAACATCACTGATCCTATGGATGTAATCGCCTTCATGGACGAGTGCATCGCAAACAAGGATCAAGTTGATGGCATCATCATCGACTCGATGACCTTCCTGATGGACATGTTCGAAAGTCTGTACGTCATTGGTTCAGCCAACACAATGGCTGGCTGGTCTGCGTATCAGCAGTTCTTCAAGACGGTGATGCAGCAGAAGGTGGCCGCTTTCGGCAAACCTGTGATCATCATCGCTCACGTCAAGGATGAGCTTGACGAGAAGAACCAGGAAATGAAGACGGCTGTGCCTATCAAGGGTGCCCTGAAGAACCAAGGGGTAGAAGCCTACTTCACCACTGTTGTCGCGGCTAAGAAGATTCCTGTCAAGGAATTGGAGAAGTACGGCAGCAAGATGCTGGTTATCACGGAAGAAGAGCGTGAGCTTGGCTACAAGCACGTCTTCCAGACCCGCATCACCAAAGGTACGACTGGTGAACGTATCCGTTCCCCGATGGGAATGTTTGAGAAAGCTGAGACCTACATCGACAACGATGTCCAGGTTCTGCTGGATCACCTCACCGAGTTCTATGGCAGCTACTAAGTAGCTGTTTTCTCCCCTCCATCCTCAGTAAAAGAGAGAAGCACATGAGCCTGTTTGGCAATCTGAAATCCGACGGTCTGGAACAAACCCAGGATCGTCTCGGTGGTGGCTACCAGCCGAAAGAAACCGACATTTACACCGGCAAGATCAAAGCCCTGTACGCCGGTAAATCGCCTGGCGGTGCTCAATCGGTGTCCCTGATCCTCTCGCTGGCTGACGGTAGCGAATACCGTGAGACCTTCTGGATCACCAACAAGAAGGGCGAGAACTTCTTCCTCAACAAAGACGACAAGACCAAGAAGGTTCCGCTGCCGGGCTTCACCCTGGTAGACGACCTCTGCCTCGTCACTACCGGCAAACCCCTGGCCGAGCAAGAAACCGAAGAAAAGACCATCAAGCTGTACGACAGCGAGGCCAAGAAAGAACTGCCCAAGGCCGTTCCGATGCTGGTCGAAGCGTTGGGTCTGGAAGTCAGCCTCGGCATTGCCAAGGTGCTGGAGAACAAGAGCGAGAAAGTCGGTGAAGAATACGTGCCGACTGCCGAAACTCGTGAGCTGAACGCCACCGATAAGGTCTTCCACACCGAAACCCGCATGACCGTGGTTGAAGCCCGTGAAGGTGCCGAATCGGCCAAGTTCTGGGACTCCTGGCTGGAACGCAACAAGGGCAACATCCGCGATAAGCGTACTATCAAGGACGGTCAAGCCGGTACTGCTGGTGCTCCGAAATCTGCTGGCACTTCTGCTGCTGCACCGGCAGCCGGCAGTGCTCCACGCAAGTCGCTGTTCGGTAAGTAAAAGCCATGCTGATCCCCGTCGCAGGCTTCGACCCCAGCCTTACCAACTGGGGGATTGCTGAAGGTCAATTAGACCTGGAGACGGGGTATCTCAACGGTGTACGGCTGGAGGTTGTCTCCACCGACAAAGGCAAGCACAAACAAGTGCGAACCAACTCGGATGATCTCCGCCGTTGCGAGGAGCTGGCCAGAAAGGCACTTGAAGTTGGTCGTCGCTGCAAAGCCATCTTCGTAGAAGTTCCAGTTGGCTCCCAAAATGCCAGTGGCATGAAAGCCTATGGTGTGGTCTGTGGCATCCTCGGTACGCTTCGTGCCGAGGGTATCCAGATCATCGAGGTCACAGCAACTGAAGTGAAGCTGGCGTTCACAGGCAACAAGAACGCCACCAAACAACAGATGATCGACGCCGGGGTTGAGTTCTACCCCACAGTCGAATGGCCTCGCCATGCCAAGAATGGTGCCAAGTTCAAAAAGGGAGACCTGATGAACGAAGCAGAACACGTTGCCGATGCCCTAGCAGCAATACATGCGGGGGTGTCCACCCCCATATTTCAGAATTTACTGCGCATTCTGCGCTGAGGAAATGCAATGCAAATCACCCTGATCCAGTCTGAGATCGAACAGGCTCTGAAGAACTACATCAACGACATCATGTCGGTGAAGGATGGCATGGAGATCGAGATCCAGCTCAAGGCCACCCGTGGCGAAGAAGGCACCACTGCCATCATCGACATCGTTCCGCAAAAGCCGAAAGCTACTCGCGGTAGCCGTACCTCTGGTGAAATCGCGGCTAAACCGGAATCGGTGAAAACTACTGCCACCTCGGCAAAAGCCGAGCCTGAGCCTGTTGCTGAATCGGTAGCCGAAGCGGAAGCTGACGATGCCGAGCAGGTAGGAGAACAGGGCAGCGAAGCTGAAGGGCAGGAACCTATTCAGGACGAAGCTGAAAGCGCAGCTACTACCGAAAAAGCCCCTCGTAAGTCCCTGTTCTCGGGCCTCAGCAAGCCTCAGAACTGATGTCGCTGCAAGGAATCCTGCTACGAGGGTTCCTTGTTGTAGTGCTGGTCGGGGCAGTTGCCTCGGCCATCATCTCAGCAGCACCAGCGATAGCAGTAGTCCTGGTGTTGGGGTTCATCATCTGGGTGTACCGAGATGTTGATTTCCCCGACGATGACGACAAAAAGCCCCCTTGATTGGGGGCTTTTCGTACTTACTGCACCAGATTCATCCAAGGGTTCAGACCCGGAGCATTCATGCCCTGGCCCGGCCCCATTGAGAAGTCCAGACTGCCATCGGCCAGTTTGGCGAAGATGTTGTCCTGCGTCGGCAGACCCACCGAACCGAAGAGTTCTGGGGCCGGTGCAGCAGTAGCCAACAGAGCATGCAACGGATTGTTCCGGATGGTACTCAGGGCAACCTTGGTGATCCGCAACTTGAAGTTGTAGAACCAGAGAAGACCAAGATTCTCCAGAGTGGCCCGGAAGCGTCCAGAGAGGCGGTCGTAGTTCACGAACTCCTCAGTGATGCGCCCCAGTGCTTCCTTCTTGCTCATCTGCTTACGCTTGGTCAGATCATCGAACAGGATTGCTTTGGCCAGGAAGTCACCGTACTCCACCGACTTCTGCAGCCCTTTGAACAGTGCAGTGTCCTTGGTGATCAGACCATAGCGACCCAGGGTGGCAATCGGAGCAGGCAGCTTGCTGACCGCACCTTCGATGTACTCAGCCAGACGGCCCTTGGTCAGTTCCAGATCCTCACGGGATACCTGAGCATCCGAGATGCTGGAGAACTCACCCGCCTGTATCAACGGCCAGATGCTCAGACGCTTGTGGCCATCTTGGATCGACTGCCATTCAGCATTCAGACGACGCTCAGCAACCACGTTGCCCACAGCAGCCCGCAGTTCTGCCTCCACTTGGATCTGACGACGACGGCTGCTGACGTAGCTGTCCACTTCAGCCACCTTACGGGGCATCCCACGCACGATGTTCTTCAGCGGAACGCCACGGCTAGCAAGCTGGTACATGTTCGACATCAGGTTAGTCATGGGAACCACCACCGACTTGATCACGATCAGAGTACGCATGTCACTTACCAGACCCTGCACAGCACGTTCGCTGTTGACAAAGTATTGGTATGCCTTGTTGCCAAATAACGACTGGGCCAGTTCACGCACAGTGGCTTGAGTTGTTTCAGACCAGCGAGTATTGCCAGTCCAGGCATCACCCACAGTAGCCTGACGCTCACCCATTACATCCAGCAACATATCCTTACGAACCATGAACTCTGGGCCAAATACCTCCTGCACGTAGGCACGAGTTTCCGGAGACATGAGGCTCACAGCATCAGCAATCACTGGATCTTCGATGGAACCAAAGAGATCAATGTACTGGCTGCTGTTGGAACGGGACTTGGCCATGTCAGCATCGAACACCTCTTTCAAACGATCCACCAAAGTACGGTTGTACTCACCAGCAGTTGCTTCTTCGTGCTGACGGCCACGCCACACACCGATGGCATTGGCTAGATGCTGTTCACCGGCAACACGTTCCATGACCACCGGATCAAGAGAACGCTCTACAGCAATCACATTGCCGTTCATATCAAACACTGGCAGCAGGGCTTCAGCCTGAGTGCGGTCAGTCTTCATGGAACGGGCCAGGATACGAACCTTGGTTGGTTCGGTCACACGGCCAGCGGTAGGAACCAGGGAATAGCCAGTGTTGGCGTCTACACCGGACACCGACTGACGGACGTTCTGCATGATGCCTTGCTCAAAAGCAGCACGAGCAGCCACCGGAGCAAAGTAGTAGCCCAGATCCTTATTACGCAGACGCTCGGCAGTACCACCCTTGTAGTTTCCAACACGGACGTAGCTTTTGCTCAGCAGCTTAGCGTGGTTACGCGGGCCACCAATCATCATGCTGACGCCAGGAGCGTTCTCCTGCGGAATGTGTCCTTTGTAGTGGTTCAGTGCAGCAGCAGGAGACATCTTGCTCTGTTCTTCTTTACGTTGCCCCACGAGGTAGTCAACAGCGAAGTCCAGGCCAGTTGCTTCACTACGAACCATCGCCACAAGCACATCTTTGTCTGCTTGAGACAAGTCTTGCAGTGCATACATGGTAACGAGTTGGTCTACAGCAGCAACGAAGTCTGCATCTTTGGTGAAGAAGTTGTCTTGAGTGTTCTCATTGAGCAAACGAGCAATAGCTTCAGCATTACGCAGCAGGTTACGACCGGGGACACCAGTATTCATGTAGGTGGCAAGTTGCGCCATCTTCTCCTGATACAGAGCAAAGTGTGTTGGATCTACATTCTGAATGTAGGTCTCCAGGGTAGACACACGGTTCTGCAGGTTAGAAGCATCAGACAACATGCTGCGGATGTCCGCATTATTGAAGTGACTACGCAGAGAAGCCAGGTCAGTCTTTCCGATACCACGGAACAGGCTGGCCCATTCTTGTTTGGTCAGCTCTCGGCTGAACTTACTTGCAATGGTCTGCGGCAGATCTTCACGGAACTGCTGACGAGCTTGTTGCACCATCGACCGAACACCTTTGATCAGGTCATAGACTCCGGCATTCGACATAGTACGACCAACAAAGTCATTCAACAGTGCTCGGATAGGAGCAAATCCGTTCACTTGGTTCATGGCCTCAGTCACACCCTGAGCTGCGAACTCAGCACGCTCATTGGAAGTCAGGATGCTAAGAGCTTGAGCACTGGCACCAATCGAGCGGGTCACAAGGTTGCGGCCATCTTGGTTCAGTGCATCACCTTTGGCACCCACGACTTCAGCCAAACGGCTGGCCTTCTCCACGATGATTTCGTTCGCCCGATCAACACCACGTCCAGCTTTGCTGGCCAGTTGGTCGATGAACATCTCACGATTCTGGACTTGATCTGCGATGTGGTTCTGCAAGGCATCAATGGCTTGCTGCACATTCTTGCTGGCACTGGTGACACCAGCCATGCGGTTGCCCAGAGAGTCCATCATGCGACGACCAGTGTTGGTCAGTGCAGCATCCACAGAACGCTCTTCCATCTTCAGGGAAGCAGGCATGTCCATCTCAGCCAGCACAGCCCGGAACTCATCATTAACAGTGGCCAGAGCCAAGAAAGCAGGCATCAGAGTGGAGCGGCCTTTCAGGTCTGCCTCCACCAGATTGGTGCCCATGATGCTGTCAAATTTGCGCTGTGCGTAGTAACGATCAGCCGGGTTGGTGCTTTCTGCATCCTGCATGAAATGCTCAACCTTGAGCTGCTTGGTCACATGGGCATACAGCTTCTGAGCCAAGGTGAGTGCATTGCTATCCAGTGCGGCTTCAGTGGACAGGGCAGCCACGATGCTCTTGAAGGTGGTGGCCTCCTGTTGAGTCATCACGAACCCATTGGCTTGGAACGAATCGGCCACACGCAGCGAGTTCAGGATGCCAGTGTCCACGGCATCGGATGGTGCCACTTCACCTTGCTGAACAGTGGTGCCGAGATAGCGTGCAACACTGGTGTTGAACGCTTTGTTGATCTCGCTCAGACGGTCATTGTTGCCGTACTGGCTGTTCTGGAAGGTCACACCGGACACGAACCGTTGGGCAGTAGTCGGGTTGCTCCGCATGATGATCGCGGAGTTGAAACGCAGATTGGTGAACATGTCCTTGGCCGGGGTGGGCACACGATGCTTACCCCAGAACAGGGAGCGCACCGCTTTCAGTACAGAGTGGACAATGCGGGCCAGTTTGCTGGCCTGGGTACGTTGACCCAAGCGAATCAGTTCCTGATTGGACAAGTTCCAGGCCATGAACTCGTTGAGAGCACCGGCATTTCGCTCAGCAGTAGGTAGGCCACGGTCGTTTTGCCAACTCTTGATTGCAGCAACAGCGTCGTTGTACGCCTGTTGCAGAGCAGCATTCGGCTGCACCAGCTCACCCTCCATATTCAGGAACTGATCCATCAGCACCCCAATGCGTTTCACTGCAGCTTTGGTCGCAGGATGTAGAGCGTCACCGTTGAAGAAAGCCAGAATGGTTTCGAAGGTGGCAGCATGCACCAGCTCGTGAACCATCGTTTCAGTGGACGGGTTCAGGGAGTAGATCTTCTTCTCACCGATGTTGGTGAAGCCCTTGATCTCACCATCGACCTGACGATCACCAGTACCAACCGAACCAGTGTCCTTGATGTACTTGCGAATGTTAGCAGCTGGGCCGACCACCATTGTGTAACCCTTGGCAGCCAAGGAAGACACGACATCACGCAGCACACCGTCTTGTCCTTCGGGCAGCTTGAACTGCTTGGAGATATTACGGATGTCGGTGGAGTTGAACTCGTAGACACCAGATTCATGCTTGGTGCCAAGGTCGATAATCTCCTTGGTCAGTCGATCAGTTGCCACAGGCTCAGCACGTAGCTTGGCCAATTCCTCTGCGTACAACAGGTTCAGGTGAGTGGTGACTTGCTCCTCGTTGTACCCGGCAGGGATTGCATCCGCCTCATTACCTTCACGGAAGTGCGGAGTAGCACCAGCAGCCATCTGGTCAACCGACACCTGCACCCGAGCCATGGCACGGTGACGTGCTTCAACCGATATCTGAGCATTGTTCAGATTGGTTAGTACATTCTCCATGGCTTCTTGTAGAGCAGCGTCAGACACCTTCTGCTTCCACATCTGAGGTGGCATCAGAGCACGGGTCAATGCAGCACGAGTGGCCTCATCGTAGTTGCCCAAAGGGGCATCCTTGAGGAAGGCACTGTAGCTGGTGTGTACGGCTTTGAGGGGATTGCCCATCCAGCTATCCCATACTGCTTTATTGGCCACCGCAGAGCCATTTTCGATCTGATCCAACGGCATGTTCATACCATCGAAGATCTTGAGAGTGCCAGTAGGTGAATTCGGATCAACAGAGATGTTCTGCATCATCTGTGCATCCCCGGAACCAATGACCAAGAACGGGATGCCTGCCACACCAGAATTGACCGGGCCATTTACAGCAGCTGGAGTTTCAAGAGTGCCGTTCAGAGCTTCCCCATACCGCAGACCATCCAGATCAACAGCTTGTGAACCAGCAATGTAGAAAGTCTGAGTCGGCGTTTTGATGAACGGCGACAGGTGAGCCATGTTCTTCTTGATGCGGTTCAGCTCAGACTGAGACAGGAAATCCTGACTCCGCCACTTATCAGACTGAGCCAGACGATCAGTCACCTTCTGTACTTCTTGCTTGAAGACGCTTTCCAGAATGATCGACTGCACCTGAGTAGCCTGACGGATCAAGGTGGCAGACGACATGGTGCTTTCGTCCACGGTCGAATCAATGGCTTGCCGCATAGGAACGACCATCAGGTGACGCATGTTGGAGCGTAGGTTTTCAAGCTCAATACGATTGAAAGTGAAGTTCTCTGCATCTACCTGAGCGTTACCACGAGAAGAGACATTTCTCTCAAAGATCAAGCCTTCCTTCTTGGTTCTAACTGCCCTGTTCGTAATCAATTTCGACAAGCTAGTGCCAAACACTTGAGCAGCAATCACATCGCCATCGAACATGGCATCAGCCACGGTAGCTTGTGGGTTCACTGCACGGGCTTCAGCCAGCAGACTCATGCGTTCGTAGATGGCATCAGTCAGGATGCTGACCAGTTTGTTGGCGATACCGGCTTCACCAGAGCCGTAGATGGTGATGGTGAGTGGGTTCTTGGCAATGCCACGCTTCAGGGTTAGGACACCACCTTGGTATTCCAGATCAGGGATGAAGATATCCATCAGGGACAGCAGGTTATTCATCTGCTCTTCACCTATAGGATTGCCTGCCAGCTCACCCCGTAGATCAGCCATCAGCTCTTTCAGCTTGTCAGTGGAAGTCTGGTACAGGTCATTCTTGTCAAAGTCAGCGTACTGCTCGTTGGAGGTCATCTGGCCACGACCAAAGAACAGACCACCACGGGCCACGTTACGTACCCAATCAGATGTGAATGCGCCTTGAGCCAAGAGCACCATGGCATTGATTGGGCCGTTGGTGATCCCATCCGCTTCCAGATACATAGAAGTTTGGAACTGGGCACGGCCACGGGCATCCTGCTTGTCCAGCCATGCCAGTTCCATCAGGGCATGTAGAGCCACAGGAGAAACAGGTTCTTTTGCTTTGGCGAATGCAGCTTGGATCTTGGCAGTCAGATCAGGAGAGGCCGGAATGTCAGAAATGTTGGCATCAGTCGGAACACTGTACGCAGTAAGGAAGTCACCCAGCAGGGTACGCACTTCAGCCAAAGCACCAGTGCCAGAGACCATGGCTTCAGCCTTAGCAATGGCATCCTTGTGGTGCATCTTGTGAACCGAGATGCCAAGTGCCTGAGCAACACCCAGCATAAGGTTATTGTAGCCCTGACGAGTGTTCATGTTCAGAGTGGCACGAGTAGGCAGAATGGCTTCACGCACCAACTTGTTGGACTGTGGGTTATACCGACCCAACATCTGAGCACGGGCCACGCGAGTCATGTTGAATGCGTAGTGAATAGGCACTTGTTCCACAGATTGCCCGGCCACACGAGCAACACCCTGAGCTTCAGTCACAGTGCCCATCAGTTGATCGAAGCCAGCAATGATCCCACGATTCAGCCCTTCAACAGACTTGGCATGATTCGTGTTAAACACACGGCCATTCTCAGGCGAACCAAAGAGAGCAATGATGTTGTCCCGGCCCAGTGCTGCGAAGAGGCTCACCATGCGGGAGTTCACGTAGTACGGAGTCTTCTGCTCGTTCTCTATGACTTGCTTCTGCTGTGCAGTGTTGTCTACGTCCGGGTTGCGCAATTGCTTGGTAGCCACTTCAGGCAGCTCACCGTCACCCACATAAGTACGCTCAACAGGCGTCACCATCACTGCATCTTCAATGGCAGTTGGGTAGGTCAGCAGAGGCGAACCAAGGGAGGTAGCGGAAGGCTTCTCCAGTGCCGGGGGCACCAGACGCACAAAGGTCTTCACATTGGGCTTACCACTGTCCAATTGCGGTAGGCCGTCTGCTTCAGTGATCGTCACTTCTTCTCGTTGGATCACACCGTTATCCAACATCACACGCAGGATCTCCGCAGCCATGGCTTCAGGGACACCTTCGGTGTAGCCCTTACGGCCAGTGCTCTTGGCTTTCAGACCCCAGTATTGCGAGATCTTAGATGCCAAAGCACGTTTGGCTTCAGCCATACCAAGACCACGACTGAGATCGGTAATCAGGCGTTCAGTAACGGCCTCAACATCAAGGCCAGTCATGGAAGCAATGTCAGTGTCATCGTACTGAGTTACACGTTGGTCAGCAGTCAACAACCACTGAAGACCAGCAAGGATGGCGGTCTGTGCCAACTCATCGTTGTAGGTCAGGGTATCCCCGTTCACTTCAGTGATATTCAGGGTCTTACCAGCAGACAGGCGAGCAAGATCCTCGCCAGTCAACTTGGTGCCTGTCGAGGTCTCAAATGGCAGGTTGCCCAGAATCAGCTCACGACGAGTTGGAGCCACCCTGCTGGAATACTGATCATCCAAGAACTGCTGGAGATTTTCGTTCAGCTTCTCTTGGATCTGGGCACCCATAGCCAAGTAGTTTTGATATGCGGCAGCCACGTCCTTGTTGAAGTCTTTCTTCGGGGCACGGCCCATCAGATCAGTCAGAGTCAGACTGTTCTTCAGACCAGCCATGATGAAGGACAGTGGGTTTTCCGAACCAATGGTACGAGTGAGTTGCTCTTCTGGTAGGGAGAAAGACTTGATGAAGTTGTTGTCTTCACCGAAGAGGTCTGGATACAGCGTAGCTATACCACTACCAGAAGAGGTAGTGGTCGGTACTGCTTTTACGGCATCCTCACCTGACAAAGCATCCAAAAACAGATCGGACTGCAATTCGTCCTGCTTGTCCGCCAAACCTTCCAACCACTTCAGGATACTCACTGCTTCTTCAGAAGCCAGATCCTGATCGGTAGCCAGCTCGTTGATCTTGGCGTCCATTCGTTGCACGAACTCAGAGGAAGCCAGTCGAGTAATACGCGCACGCACAGGAGCGAAGGCTTCACGGATATTGTTCTCGTTGAACATATCCGAGTAGAGGTTTTCGACAGCAGCCTCGCCAGCGTCATCCAAGTCCTCTGTAAGAGAATCCAGCAACTTCTGTCCTTCGAGTAGACGTTCACGCGCACCCAACTCGCTGACACTAGCAGCCTGCTCAACGAAGTTGGCGACTTCGGCTGATAGGGCACGAAACACTTTACGACGAGTTGCCTCACCACCAACGGTCATGCCGTCAGCGGTAGCCATTGGGAATTTACGGAAAAAGTGCATGGCCAACTCATTGGCGATCCCCTGCTTGCGGTAACCAGGGAGAACGGTAGCCATGACTTCACCAAATTGAATGCCGTAGAACCCAATGGCCTTTCCGTCTTTGACGGCGATAAACGAACCATTTTTGTCATACAAGTAATCAACCCCATCCTTGCTAGCAATCTTTTCAGCATCAGTAGGGATAGGGATACCTTCTTCGGCATAGGTACTCTGCAGGCCGTTACCCAGTTCAAACGCAGAATCGAGGCGCTTACCAGAAGGGTTTACCTTAGAGATGTACTCATCTTCCGATAGGGCGGCCAAATCTTGCAGAGTGCCACCATCAATTTCGGAACCAGTCTCACCGAACAAGGTGGTCACAGAAGTGTCAGAAGGCGTAACCGACGAAGATTCCTCAGTTACTGGGGCAGGAGCTGGTTTAGCAGCCTGCTGAGCTTCTAGCAGAACTCGCCCCTCCTCCTCTTCCAGTTGGTTCTGAGCCGCAGCAATGTCCTCACGACGAGTCATTTCCTCATCCAGGGCATCGAAGATGGTACGAGTTTGACGATCACGAGGATCAGCACGAACTGCATCAAACGCATTGTTCAGTTGTGCATTAAGCTCCTCATCAGACAAGGATTCATATCCGGTCTGAGTTGAGGTTTCGACAGGCACAGTAGTGGTAGCATCCACTGTAGGGGCTTTCGCCCGGCTGGCTTTGTAAGCCGATAGGATTTCATCAGCCGAAGCGTTGAGTGAAGAATCCAGCGGAGTGACATCAACATGCGGAACACCAAGATTGGGAAAAGCGGTAGTCAAGCCATTGAAAACATTGGCAAGGAACGTCGCATCAGAACCAATTTGCTGGGCCTGCTGAATAGATTTCTTGCTACCAAAGTTGACGAACATTTTCAGGTTAGAGGGCACCCACTTCCGGTCGGAAGTAAGCGCCTGATACTGGAGTCCGCTTGCATTCGAGTTTCCGGCCAGCACATGTGTGTTCAGGGCCGAGACCTTGTTCTTCATGTGTTGAACCAACTCGCCCAAATGGACGAGACGATCTCGTGCGAGGTCAAAGTTGCCCGCCTTCCATGCCGACATGATGCCTTGGGAGTGCTGCAACGCAGATTCCCCTTTTTCACTGTCTTCGCTCTGAATGTTGCGAGTGACCTTGCTGGTCTTGTCAGAAAGGCCAAGCTGAGCTGCTTCCGCATCTGCAGCTTGAGCAGCACGAAGTAGTGCAACAGTGCTATCCAAGGCAGCTTTCTGCTGAGGAGTGACCTGCAGCTTGCCTTGGCTCACCTGGAACAGAACCTGTTCAGTAGCACGTAAGCTGGCTTTGTCTGGGGCCACTTGAGCGATGTCGATAGTGTCCTGAGCTGCCTGCTGACCGACAGTGGTTTCGATGGTGGCATCAGTGATCTCAGCAGTAGGCTGAGCAGCACGACGTTCAACTGCAGCCTGCATTTGCTGCAGAGCTTGAAGCACTTTCGGGCTGTTCTGAATGCCAGTCAATACGGCTTCGTAGCCAGCCAAAACTTTACCTACCGGAGAATCCGGCAGAACAGCATCAGCCTGTTCAGAGTTGGATTCCAGAGCATTCTGCAATGGGCCAAGCATCTCGTAGAGTGCGAAGCCAGCACGCAGGTGCTCAGGGCTAGCTGGCTCAGTCGAAGCCACCATGTCAGTCAGACGTTGTACTGCTTCCAGACGGTTTTTAGAGCCAACCAGGGCACTACGAATCTGGGCACTTGGGCTGATAGCAAGCAGGTCATCTTCGTTGAATTTAATCGAATCCATCACCGTATTGACGTAGGTGCTGGCACGATCCTTCTGCTCATCAGTGCCTTCCATAGAGGCAACTGCTTGGTGCATGGCTTGCTCATCCTGAGCAGCATTGGCGGTAGCTTCTACCACAGCAGCAGCCACAGTTTCATCCGATACCGGCGAAGTAGCCTCATTTGCCTTGTTGCGGGATTCTGCATTGGCACGCAGAGCACCCATAGCTGTCTTGCTGGCAGTAGAAGCAACCTGAGCAGCGGCGTTGGGGATCTGGGTAACAGCCGTGGAACCAACGGAGTACAGGGCACCTTCACCGATCTGACGACCGACGTTCTCAACCAGTTCTTGATTCTCGTTGGCAGTCTTGCTTTCGGAATAGTTCTGAGCCAGTTGAGAAGTACCACCCTGGATCGCTTCTTCTACTGGCTCTCTGAACAGGTTCGACAGCATCTGACTGGCATTGGTACGGGCCAGAGGATTGGCCTCAAAACCCCTGACTAGAGTGCCAGTAGCAGCAGCGATGGGTGCAGTGATAGCAGCAGCCATCTTGCCTGCATCAGAAGCTACTTGAATCTGTGCATCAGCAGGCTCCATGCCACCGTCTACCAGTTCACGGAACTGTGGAGACTCTGCATAGAGGGTATCGAAATCACGGCCCATCACATCAGAGGTGATTTGCTGATACGCACCCCCCGCTTCCAGACCGCCAATAGCAGTCAGAACGGGAGCATTTTCTGCCATAGTCACAGCAGCACGAGCTGCAGGGTTGCCCATCTCAGCAGCCAAAACAGTGGCCCGACCAGTGTTGTTGGCCACAGCCAAACCACCAACAGCCTTCAAACCCTTAGTCACAGGGCCAGCAGCCAATAAGGAACCAAGTGCCTGAATAGATCCGCCAATCAGGTTGGTGTCGTCTTCAGTGGCATTGGAAACAGCGGAGTACGCCTGACGACCAATGGCTTTCAGACTGGCCATCAGCTCACCGTCAGTTTCAACATCCTTCTCCATCTGAGCTTGGATGTCTCGGGCGTCCAAACGGTTCAGTGATTCAGCCACATTACGGCGACCCTGACGCTCATCAGATTGCAGACTGTTGGCCCACTTACTAGCGTCAGCCAAGCCAGAGGCCATAGCTGTACCAGCATCATCATTGACTAGACCGACACCTAGAGCAGCCAGACTACCAAGAGCTAGACCATAGCCAGACACCAGATCGTTTACGTCAGTACCGACCTGACTGAGAGTGCCATTCCAATCGCTGGTGGCATCTTGGGTCACTTGACGATTGGCCGCATTGCGTTGAGCCAGAAGTTCGGATGCTGCGGAGCCGTACTTGCCGTACAGGTTCGACGCATCCATCGTCATCAGATCCCGTTCAACATCAGACACATTCTGAGGAACACGACCGTACATACGGCCAGTTGCCATGTCGTAGTCAGACAAACCAGTACCACCCATGCTGGCCTTCTTCTCGTCAGCAGCCATAGATACAGCAGCCTTTTTCTCATCAAGAAGAGACATGGACGGCTGTGTGGAAGGAGTACCGGCAGCTTGCGAGAGGAGGTCGTTCAGATCGGCCATGAAGATGCCCTATTGCAATGTATGTTTGAGGTGCGACTCTACCTGAATTGTACTCTACCGGAAATAAAAAGCCCTACCGAAGTAGGGCAAAGTTACTGCACCGAAATTGTTTTAGTTAGTAGCGTCCCCAAGTCTGAAAAGCCTGGAGTTCTTCCTCTGTGGGAAGAATCTGATTTGGAGGTGCAGCCCGGTTTGCTTGAAATTGCGAACTGCTACGTTGCCTGTCCAGCAGTCGCTGCACACGTTGATTGGATTGCTGCACACGCTGGATGAACTGAGGCAGCTCATCTCGGGCACCCGGTTGGGACTGGGCACGTCGAGCAGCTTGCACCAAGTCATTCATCGCACCCTGGCTGGCTTGTTGCGCTTGGGTCAGCATCTGACTGACTTGAGCTACTTGCTGATTTTCCAGAGCAGCATCGAGACTGCCACCGGAGTTAAAGTTGCGTACAGCAGCAGCCACATCATCGTCACTGACACCCACCTCATCAGCAAACCAAGAAGAGGTAAACCCGGTGTTGCCGTCAGCAGCAAGTGGATCGGACGTAGCAATACTGCGTTGAAGAATCGCACCAGCCTGAGCAGCGTTGATGCTGGGAGAACCAGTGCCACCGTACTCCTTAGAAGCGGACATCTGCATGATGCTGCGAATCTGGTTACGAACCTTGTTCGCATCGGCCCCAGCAAAGTCACCCTTCACAAGCTGATCAGTGACAGAACCCACAGTGGCATTACTGCCAAAGTTATTTACCAGATCCTGAGCAGCACCATCTGCAGCGTTGTTGGACATGACTCGGGAACCGAGTTGGCCCTGTGCAGCAGCAACTTCATTTGCAGATGCAGCCAACAAGTCATCAATGCCCGGAAGTTCCATACCCACTTCACCACGGGCAATGACTTGACGCATTTCTTCCCAGGACTTGCCTGCATAGGCACCGGGAGTCTTGTCAGGCAGGGACACCCAAGTGTCTGCCAGATTGCCCTGCTTCCGGTCGTTGAAGATGGCTTCAGCGATTTTGTCCTGGTTTGCTGCCGACATGGGTTGCTTTTGCCAGTCAGACCCCAGTGCCTTCGGTGCGTAATCCTGAAGTGTCTCTTGGGTGATCTGGAAAGCACCCATAGCACTGCTGCCCTTGTCTGCGGGTAGACCAAGCTGGCGATTACCACGGGTGCCGGGGATCAGAACATTCTGACCAAACTCAATAGCTTGGCCGATGCTCATGCTGCTCAGTGGTTGGCTCGGGGAACCAAACTGACCATTGCCCACCACAGTGTCATAGGCAGCAGAACCACCACTACTACCACCAGGAGCAGCACCAGGAGTGGAACCAATGGGGCCGAACATACCGGGGAACATGCCACCCAGCAGCTCAGTTGCCTTGCTACGAGCACCAGCAGAAAGGTCAGCAGCTAGCAGTTCCTGACGAGCACCGTCCACAGTGATGTTGTTTTCACGAATCTGGTTCACCAGAGCAGTAGCTGCTTGAGTGTCCTCATCGTTACGCACAGTGGTGTCGTTGGTGAAGCGAGTAGCGTCATTACGCAGACTACCAGATTCCAGAGACTGTCCAGTGAGGTAGGTCTTCAGGATGTCGGCAGCAGGTAGGTTTGCTAGTTGAGGCCCATACTGCTGTTGAGCAGCAGCAATCTTGGCAGGGTCGCCAGAAGCATTGGCTTCAGCTATTGCTACCAGAGCAGGACGAGCAGCATCCATGGCTGCATTGGTTTCCTTGGCTCGATTAAGGTCGTACTCGTTTGCGCTGTTGTTGATCAGCGTACCGGCACGGGAGGCGAGTGCTCCCATGGTCTGGCTGGAGACACGAGTAGGGTCGATGCCACCAAGAATGGCACCAGACTTCAGAGCTTCCTGGTAAGCAGCCGGATCGGAAAACTGCAGCGAGTTCGCCAGCACTTGCGAGTCAGCATCGGCAGTGCGTTGAGCTTGGAAATCACCCAAGCCTTGACGCAGGTTATCGAAGGCGTTGTTCAACATTTCAGCAGACGAACGATACCCGGCCATCGCACCAGTGAAGTTCGGGTTATCGACATTACGCCAAGTGAGAGTGGCCATTGAAACCTCTTATGCGCTCAGTCGGTTCTTGTTTAGGTACGCCTCTGCCTCTGCAGAACTGGAACCTTCCATCGCAGCACGGGAGCGAATGCGATCATCTAGCGCGGTGTTGTACGACTTGACCTGATTGTTCAGGTTGGTGGTGGCAATCTTCTTGGTGAAATCGAACTGATCTTCAGCCAACTTCATTTGCTTATTGGCACCCCACAGATTGGCTAGAGAGGACAGACCACCCAAAGCCAACTGGCCAGTGCCAATGTTGAAGCCCAGCCCAGTACCTGCACCGTTACCCTGCAGACCTTTCAGCATGTCGGCCAGTTGACCTTGAGTCATGGCACCATTGGCACCACCAGTGCCATAGGTCATACCAGCAGTGGTATCACCGGCTGGATAAGACTGGGCACCACCACTGTTGAGACCAAAAAGTCCGCTCAGTTGGCTCCAGAGAGATTCGTTTGTCGGTTGCATATCCCCTCCATCAAATTGGGAGATTCGTTTGCAGAGTAGTGTCTGCGAAATTGGTGAGCATGTCCAAGCTGAGATCAGCGATGTCGTTGCCTGTCATGAGGGTACGTGACAGGAAACCATCTGGAGCTTCAGGGACATAGACGGGATCACGGAAAACGCTGGTCAGGTTCAGTGGATCAATATTGATGTCACCGAAACCGAAGGTCTTTTCCCACATCTCCATGACTTCATCAGAGCGTTTCTCATACTCCGCAGCAAGAGTCTGTGTTTCTTGATTCACACCAGCAGCAGACATCTGCATGTACTTGGTGTAAGCATCTCCGGCAGCCATCGACAACTTTATCAGGTTGTCTGCACGGGTCATGTTACTAAAGCCAGTAGCCATAGAGCCACCGTTGGCCATGCTTGTGCCGACGTTCAAAGCAATAATGGAAGCAATGGTGCCGATGATTAGGCCGACTTTCTCACCGAAAATCGCAGTCGATGCAACCATGATCAGTTTACTCAACATCATTGCAGCCAGGGCATTTGCAATGGTGCCCACCACAATGGCCATTGTGCCGGCAAAACCGAGAGCAGCACCAACGGATGCAGCAGTACCAAGTAAACCAGCACCAGCACCAGCACCAGCCCCCGCACCATAGGTGAAGACACTGATGATGATCACAATGATGATCAGCACAATCTTGAATGCGCCGGTCTGATACCACTTTTGCTTCACTACTTCGTAGCAGTTGATCAGCAGATACGAGTTACCAAACGATGATTGTGTTGCATTAACCAGAGACATTCTTTTGAAAATATCTTCATGCAACGGAATGACGAAGCCAGATTCTTCGGAGTCATCCAAGGCTTTCTTGGAACCGATGGAAACACCTTTGCCTTTGTATATCGTGTTGCGGTGTTTCAGGTTGTTAATAGTAAAACCAACATAGGTGTCTTCTGTTTCTTGTCGATAAACCGACACTTTCCCATGTGGATCAGTGTAGGCAATATGCGCTAACAGTCCTGACATAGAACCGTTGTAGGTGTACTCAAATACATAATCAGCACCAGCAACTATCCAGCAGTCACCAGGGCGAGCACCAACCTTACCTCGCCCAACCCCACTAAATTCAGAGATGCTGCTGAAACTGATAGCGATATTGAAGTTCAGGGAATCGGAACGCAGGCTGATTGTTGTACCAGGTAAAGGCGGATACCGCATGAATTGAGGATCTGGGGTGCCATACAGAGGATCAGCCGGATTTGACTGGGCCTCTTTCCATGTGAGCCAATCAAGTTTGGACTGATCTGCCACATGCCATGCAGCTTTCCATGCGTTGTAGCTAGCTTCGCTCATGCCAGTGTGAGCTGCTTCGTAAAGGTATTCGAAGAACCGAAACAGGTATTCACGAGCACCTTCGTCTGGGGTATTCAGGGCAACCCCAAACATGACGTAGGCATAGTCAATGTCACCCACATCGTTACTCTTGTGCAGCTCTTTGATGATGTCAGTGAGCTTGGACTTAGTGGCCTTTTTCATGGCCTTCTTTGCCCAATCAAACAACTCAGGCTTGTACGTTGGTGAAAGTGTTCGTTCCTTTCTGCGCACAGGAATAAACGGTAAAAAACTGCCTGACATTTCGGATGCCACACCGAACTGGGTATCCAGTTGTGCATTACCGGAACCAAGTTGATAAATGAATACTTTGGGGTCAGACCACCCTTTTAGGGTGTCAACCGCAGTGTCCACATGATAGAAAAAGGCATCTTCTAATGCCTGACTTTCTACTGTAGTCACGGTGGTTTTAGTGACACCTCCTCCCATGTCAGTGACCACAGTGTCACTTGCTGTGGTGGTGACAATCTTCTTGGTTCGGACAGTGTGCATTTCCTGACGATTTTGGGTCAGACGATCTTGTGCAGGATCTTGCCCCGAGAACTCAACTTTACCCCACTCCTCGTCGTAGCGAATGTAATTGCTCGGACTATTTGTGTTGGACACAGAATGTTCAGAAGGTGTGCTGTCCGAGTAGGTCACATCTACGGTGGTTGTTTCTACCAACGTGACACTTTCGTTCACTGACGTACTGCCCGCAAATGTCCACCCTGTAGTAGAGGGGAATGCAGCAGCATTTGGTACTGTGATGTTTGGCCCAGGGATTAAAACACCAGGTACATCCTGATAGCTGTAGTTGTACAGCACGTAAAGGTAGTCACCATAAATGTCAAAGTTTGCTGGGGAAAAAGTGAAGGTATCTCCATTGGGGAAGTAGACAGCGATGATATTCAGATCTTCATCGAAATCATATTCGTAATCCTCAGCCAATCGAGCAGGCATGTTCTCTGAGATGTACTGGTCAACCCAGTATTCGTATTCACAGATGTCCACCTCAGCAGACTGAATGGATACGGTAGACCCAGGTGGGGCTGGTAGTTCAGGGATGATCACCCCCTCATCCAGTTCAACCACAGTACGGATTTTCCCTGGAGTCCAACCAACAGCATTGTTATACCCGCTGTAACGCGCCCAGCGGCCAAACGCCCGAAGACGAATGGCCGGGCCGTTCAGCAAGCTACCCACAATGGATTGCGTCATTGTGTTTTTGGAGCCAGTGATCACATGTCCCGCAATGATCGTAGGTAAATAGCGAATACGATCCTTGATGTCCCCCGCCAAGTTGTAGGTGGAGGAGGACACGTAGATTTTCTTTTTGCCGCTAAACCAGCCCATAAGATCAACCCAGATTGTTGTTGGACTTCACAGTGCCCAGCACTTGATCAACGCTGGCATTCTGGAAGTTAGTCGGTGGGGTCAAACCTTCATCAATCGTCTTCATGGTGATCCAAGCATCGGTGAACAGACGTGCTGCCTTGTTCTCCGAATCACGCATGTAGCTGGTGATCTGCTGACTGTACAGATCTTTCTGTTTGCCCAACACACCAACAATCTGCGTACCGTCAGTACGAGTGTTCATGGTCTGAGCACGCTGAGCTTCCATCTGTTCGGACACCATCTTGCGCTGCACTTCATTCAACAGAAGCTGTGCAGGCAGCATGTCGTTCAGGTTGAACTGTGCGGTGCAGTACGCCACGGATTCACCGGCCAGACGAATCTTGGTCAGTGCGTAATTCGCTCGTTGGTTCATGGCTTCCAACTGTACAGCGGCCAATTGCACTTTGGCAGTCTCAAGCTGAACCAAGGCAGTAATAGCTTGTACCTGTGCGTTCTGTGCTTGCCAGAAGGCTTGATCACGGTTGATCAGAAAGGAGACAGCATTGCTCATCGCACCTTCAGTGAGAGCGATGTATGCCTTAGTGTACTCTGCACCGGTGATACGGCCCTTCTCGTACTCGGCCTTTAGGTGGGCACCCATGCCTTCCATCAGGGCATCGAAGGCACCATTGCCCCCAACCTTACGTTCGGTCAGTTGTGCCAGAGTGATTGGGGCAACAGGCTTGTACAGGGCACTGTCAGATCCAAATGGAAACTGATACTGAGACCCAGATAGGTCAATCTCTGGGATCGAAAAATCGTCATTAGCAGTGAGATCTTGGATGAGTTTGTTTGCTTCTAGTTCTACACCACAGCTCATCTGCTTTTCCTCTTGGTAAAATGAAACGGCCCGTCATTATAACGGGCCGCTTTACACTACTACAGGTGAGGATTACTCGACACTGCCAGCAGCTTTTTGGGCATTGGCCAACTTGGCCAGTTCAGCGGGAGTGAGGGGATCGAGAATTTCCAGAGCGAACTCTTTGACGTAGCCACTCTCCACTCGCACAGTGCCGGTACGGCGATCCTTGAAGGTACGAATGTTCAGGAACTTCCGGGCATCCAGCATTTTGTACAGGCAGTACGGGATGTGGTAGCCGTCATCGGTGACTTCACCGAAAGGGATGAACTTACGGACAGTGCCCAGATACTCGTTGGCAACAGTCAGAATTTCACCGGGCAGATCCTTTTTCTTCGGATCGAGACAGGTGATGCGAACACGCACCAGACGCAGTTGCTCAAGGCGGATTTTCTCACGCAGAGTCAGCGGACGTTCATTGGTGGCTTCTTGGGTAGAAGCGGTAGCAGATTCCAGGGCGTTCACTTCTTTCTGCCCCGGCTGCTCTTCCTCTTCTTCCTGGTTGTTCTGTTCACCAGATGC